GCCAAAAGTGTATTAACCATCAAAATTACTGCGCTTACAATTGCGGGTACAAGTGATGGAAGTGCCTGTGTTATGCCATTTACGAGTGCCACTACAATTTGAATAGCCGCGTTTAATAATTCCGGAAGAGAATTAATCAGTGCCTCTGCAAGCGTCAAAATTATCTGGACGGCGGCCGTTGTTATTTGCGCAACATTTGAAGAAAAAGTGCTCACCAAAGTTGTGATAACGCTAGTTGCAACGGGCACCAACTGCGGAAGCATGGCCGTAATTCCGCTTGCAAAACTTGTTATTATTTGCCCTGCGGTCTCTGCGATTTGCGGCAAACTGTTCAGCAAGTCATTCGCCAAATTTACGACCATTTCAGTTAATTTTGAAAAGCCTGTTGAAATGTCCATCGTGCCGGAAAACATGTCGTTGAAGATGGTTAAAGCCTCGTTGCAAATCGGCAAAAGTTTAGCACCTATGCCGGTTGCGAGATTTTCCATGTTCAGCTGAGCAATTCTGAGTTGGTTTGCGTAACTGCCTGAAGTTCTGGCGAAATCTCCCTGCGCATCTGCGGAAACTGACATCAAATAATTATATCGCAAAGTTGCTTGTTCAGCTTGTGTCATGGAGTTGTAGGACTTATCGATGCCTTGAGACAATGCAAAAGCCTCCAAATTCGCAACTGACATGTTGATGCCAAGTTGTTTTAGAGGCTCAGTTTCTCCACTAATTCCAGCGCGGATTTTGTTGAATGCTTCTTCGTGTTCCAAGTTGTAAAACGAAGCAAAATCGCCAGCGAGTCCAACCATATCGGTTGACATTGACAAAACTTGCTCGTCAGCAAGGCCCATCGATTTAAACATTGCGCCGATAGTTCCGGTGTACTGTTTGGCTGAAAGTTCGCTCATACCATAGGCTCCGGCGGCTTTTGTCGCCCAATCGTTAATTATTCCCGCGCTTTCTTCAAAGGTAACATCAACTACGTTTTGAACTTCTTGTAAATCGCTCGCATTTTTTATTCCGCTTGAGACAAACTCGCCAAATTTTTTTGCAACGTCCATAATCGCAGAGCCAAGCGCTTTTATGCCGCTTATTATCGCGTCAGAAATTAAATTTGCCTTAATTAAATCACCGAGTTTAAGCGTTTTTTGTCCGGCATCATTCGCCGAATCGCCGAACTTTTTAAGCGTCTTCGAGTTGTCCTCAGTAGCATTTTTGCTGTCTTTAAGAACTTTTTCATTGTCACCAAGTTCTTTTTCAAGCTTTATAAGCTCAGCTTCAGCTTTGTTCAGCGAAATTTTCCATGCGTTCGTTTTTTTATCATTTTCCCCGTATTTTTCGCTTGACTGCTCTAAAGCGCTCTTTAACGCCGTAATTTTTTCTTTTTGCTTATCGATTTGTTCAGCTAAGATTTTATTTCGAGAGGTGAGGGAAGATGCGGATTTATCATTTTTAGAAAATTCAGCGGTAACTTTGCCCATCTCTGAGGCCATAACCTTAAGTTCGGAATTTATCTGTCGTAGCGCTTCTCTGTACGCTTTTTCGCCCTCAAGCTTAATCGTTCCGCCGAATGTATTTGAACCTGCCATATTTTCTCACCTCCTGTGATTAAATAAAAATAAGCATTCCATTTCTGAAATGCTCAAATTATTTTAGAAAAATCCATTTTGCCGTACAAAACTCTACGAATTTCCACTACTTTTTTATCTTCAAAGACAGTATAAAAAATAATATAATTTTTCACCGTCACATATCGATATTCATTGATTAGCGGTTTAGAAAATTTATAAACCTCATGTGCGTAAGGAAAAAGCTTTAGTGCATTTGCTACTTGTTCAAACGCATCAAGTAAATTTAATGCTGTTTTAGGCGAACTCAGTTTTTCTGAAATATAAAAGATTATATTTTCAATGTCGCTTTTCGCAACAGGAAGGTAAACTAACTCGTACACTCGCTATTTCACCTTCTCTTCAATAGCTTTTCTTAAATTATCAAAAGTTTCATTATGGTTGAATCTTTTAACTGTGAAATTGGCTTCAAGTTCAGCTTCTTTTAATCTGAAATAAACATCATTTTCAAACTTTATTTTCTCAAAAGTATCTAAACTCATAACAACCATATCTCCGTATCCATTTTTTGTTAAAAAAATAGGTTCGTTTGTTTCATGAATTTCTTTAGAAATATCCGCAAAATTATTTCTTAAATCAGAAACAGGTCTAATACATGGCATACATATCACTCCTTTATCAATATTATATCATCATGATGATATAATATCAACACTTAATGCGATAAAAAATAATTTTCTATCGATATTTCAATTTGGAATCCATTCGTCATTATTCGGTAAATTGCTATTTTCGTCCTTAAATAGCTGCTGCTGAGTACAAAAGTTGTGATATGCTCTAAAATGCTTATACAAACGGCTCCACTTTTTCAGTGTCATATGACCAACTTCTTTTTCCATAAATCCAAGCATTTTTGTTCCCACAAACAAAATCCAAGAAAACTCGCAACGTGACGTTGCATCCACGCTGCGCTCAACATTTTCAGCTAAATTTTTGCTTTTACCGCCCGCATTTAAAGCTTCTGCGGGCGGTTCGTGTTTTTTCCTACTTCGTCCATTTCCACGCTGTCTGATATCGTCGCCATAATTTTGCTTGCAGTTCCAGAAAGCCCGATTTCAGTTAAGATTCGTCCGGCTTTTTTGGTACTTATTGTTTCTCGTTTTTCGCCAGTTTTTTCGGCTTCCATTTCTAATCCTTCGTTAATTGCTTCAGTAATAAAAAATTTCAAAGCTTTTATATCTGGCTCTCCATCACGTTGTATCAGGTTCGACCAAGCTTCGATTGTTCCGTATTTTTCTTGGATTGATTCCATGACGTTTAGTGTAAAAACTAGCGGGTACTTCTCAGTTTTAGTTTCTAAATAATTGATTTTATCGACCAAAAATCATCACTCCCCTGGAACTTCTGACTGTACAAAAAAGCCATCAAGTGCGGTGTTTGCCTCACTTTCAGTATCGTAAACTTTATGTTTTTCCCAGTCTCCATCATTGTTCTCAAAAATTGTCGCTTCAACCGATGGCGTAGTGAATTCTAAATTATCACCTTTTGTTTTTGCATCAGCAATAAACGGTTTAAATTTCAATTTTGGAAAAAATTCTACCTTGTATTTTCTTGCTCCGCCAACCATTTTAGGAACAATGTGCCCGAAACCAACGTAAATTGGCTCGTCGTTGACATTTGATGTAACCACACCGGTTTCTTCATCGACTGTTTTTCCTAAAAGCTCTGCAAAAATTGCATCGTCCTCATCATCGATACCAGCTGTCATTGTGCCGCTTTTAAAGAGTGAGACCTGCTCTTTCAAACTGTCATCACAGTATAAAGTCGCTTCGGCCAAATCAAGTGTTACCTTACACTCAATCGCACCGGCAAGCGTTTTTACTGGTCCGTATGTCGTTCCGTCGTCGTTCAATTTCGCGTATTTGAAACGCTTTAATCCAATTCCTGCCATATCGTCCTCGTCTCCTTCATTTTTTCGTTTTGCCCTTACGTACAAAAGCTCGGTCATTTCGGGGCTCGTCCTCTCCCCAAAAAGTCACGCTCTTGCCCACTAACAGCTTGTAAACGCGCTGTTTTTACGTGGACTTGCGAGCTACCAACTTTTTGTGGGTCCCGTTTTTTTATTTGTATTTTCTTTTTTGTGAATTTTGAACGCGAATTGTTCAGAGCGACCACGCGCAAAAATTCACCGGAACGTGATAATAACCAGTCTCACGCTCAAACGTCTCCGGGCCGTTATCTGTCCAAGTGAATTTGTTTGCCTTTAAAATTTTTTTCACTTCTTTCAAAATACTCTTGAAATTTCCTTTCGAGAAAATATCAATCGTACCATAGGCCACCTTTGCATGATGTTCATCATCAAAAAAATTCGCTGGTTGCTCTTGCCAAGTGTAATAAGTTAAGTATGTGTCAGCTTTTCCGGTATAGCTCAAAAACGCGATGGGAATACGCTTTTTGTTGATTTCAAAGTCTTTAAATGCCGATTCAATCAATGGATTAATGTTCATTTTTCACCTTCTTGTCAAATACGTGTTGCATTGCCGCTTTAACCCGGCTTTCACAGCTTTTTATCGCCGGCCTTACAAATGGCTCTGCTGGCTGATTTTTGGTGCCAAACTCAATCCACAGCGCTTTTGACCAGTTCTGCATTCCATTTTTATCTTTGCCGTAAAATTTCACACGCCCGACAGCGTCTCCAGCACGGTTAATAACAGGTTTCGAGCACTTTATCGACTTTGCCATGCTGCCGGTTCTAACATGCTTTTGCGCTGCTTTCTGGATTGACTTTTGCATAACTTCTTGACCTGCTTTTACCATATCCAACGCCAAGTTTTCGTCATCTAACCCTTGCGGGAAAATCGAATCCATGTCCAAACTGAATTTAAAATCTGCCATTTGCTTTCCTTCCAAAAACTTAAAAGTTTTACTCGATTTTTTTCAAAAAATCGCGGTTTCC